CCTTTAGGTCTGTGAAACCTTTGGTGGATATTTCTGCCCCTTCTAATTTTTCTACTCGTATGTGCTTTACTTCTTTTCAATATATTTGTCCATTCCATATTATCATCTCACTTCTTGTTCCCAAATAATAGGACCATAATCACTAGCCCTAAAAGTATCTCTTTTCATCATAACTGTAAATTTTCCATCTTTTTCTCTAATAACATGAGGGACAGCAAAAGACCATTGAAATGCTAATCTTCTTGCTTTATCATAATCATTGAATGTTTTCCTAGAACCCATTTCCCCTAATTTTAAAACTGAAACCCAACTCATTATATCCCACCTCTTTCAGTTCTTCTATCTACATTATTATTAGCCGCTTCTTTTGGTAAACCTTTACTACGATTAGGTGGCCCTACACTCATCTTAGGTTTAGACTTTACTTCAGCGGGCTTTCCCGCT